CGTTTATCTCGTGAGAAAGCGAAGTATAGCGACTATGACCAGCTCAAATCTCGAGTTACAGAATTGGAAACAGAAAATGTTGGCTTGAAGTCAACAATTGAAGCTAACAATCAAAGTAAGGCAGATGCTGACAAGCAACTTGAAGAAATGCAGAATCAAATCGCTGGTTATGAGACGGCTAGTCTGCGAACTCGAGTAGCTTTGCAACATGGACTGCCTTACGACCTTGCAGATCGTTTGCAGGGAACTGATGAAGAAAGCTTCAAAGCTGATGCAGAGCGCTTGGCTGGGTTTATGAAGAAAACTCAACCAGTGTACCCACTTGGAACAAAAGAGCCTAGCTCAATTGATGACAAAGACGCAGCATTAAAAGGAATGTTGCACAAAATGAGAGGAGAATAATTTATGGCAACACTACAAACAGGGGATCTTTTCCCAGTCGAAACAGTCCAAGATATTTTTAGTAAAGTAAAGGGGCATTCCACCCTTGCAAAACTTACTACTCAAGAACCTATTCCGTTTTCGGGAACTGAAACGTTTGTATTCAATCTTGAAGGAAATGCTGAAATTGTAGGTGAAGGTAATCCCTCAAATGCCGGAAGTGCAACTATGAAACCAAAAGTAATCAAACCTATTTTGATTACTTATCAAGCACGGGTATCTGAGGAATTTGTACATTGTTCAGAAGAAAAGCAATTATCTTACCTCAAATCTTTTATTGATGGCTTGTCTAAAAAAGTGGCACAAGCAATTGATATTGCTTCATTCCATGGACTTGAACCAAAATCAATGACAGATGCCTCTTTTAAAGCCACAAACTCATTTGATGGTTTGATTACAGGAAATGTAGTTGCTTATGAAGCAGATAAAATTGATGAAAACATCGATGCTGCTGTTGCAATGGTCACTGCAAATGATTGTGAAGTAAATGGGATTGCATTGTCACCTGCAGCAGGAGCAGCACTTGGAAAAATCAAGGTAAACGGGGTAGTCCAATATCCTGAATACCGTTTTGGTCAAAACCCAGATTCATTTTATGGAATGAAGTCAGACGTCAATAAAACATTGACAACTGTTGCAAATGCAGCTAAAAAAGATCATGTTATCGTTGGTGATTTTGAAAATGCTGTAAAATGGGGATATGCAGATGAAATTCCTCTTGAAATCATTAAATACGGTGATCCAGACGGTGCTGGCCGTGACTTGAAACGCTATCGCGAAGTTTGCTTGCGTACAGAAGTGTATGTAGGTTGGGGAATTCTTGACGAACAGGCATTTACTCGTGTGGAGGCTTAATATGGAATATATTAACAAAGAAACATTAGTGACAATTGAAACAGACAGTAAATTGGCAGGTGACTGGGTTCCTAGTAGTGAATTCAAGGACGAATATCGCCTTACTGTTCCAGAAATCAAGGCGAAACTTGATGAATTGGGTGTTGAGTATGATAGCAAGGCAAATAAATCTGCTTTGCTTGATTTACTAATCGCAAATGAAGGGTGATTGAGATGGAAAACTTTGCAACAGTCGAAGATTTGAAAAAATTGTGGCGGGCGTTGAAATTCGATGAGGAAAAACGAGCTGAAGCACTGTTGGAAGTTGTTTCTCATTCTCTTCGCGTTGAAGCTAAAAAAGTTGGTAAAGATTTAGATGGGTTGGTGGCTACTGACCCATCTTTTGCCATGGTCGTTAAGTCCGTAACGGTTGATGTGGTAGCTCGCACGTTGATGACCTCAACTGATCAGGAACCAATGACTCAGGTGGCTGAGTCGGCTTTAGGTTATTCCTTCAGTGGTTCTTATCTAGTGCCTGGCGGTGGTCTCTTTATCAAGGATTCAGAATTGAAACGTCTGGGCCTCAAAAAGCAAAGATATGGGGTGATTGATATCTATGGGACGGATTAAAGGAATTACTGTAACATTGATTGGAAAAACCAAGAATGGAAAGGATGACTTTGGGCATCCTATCTATGAGAATAAAGAAATTCAAGTAGAAAATGTCCTGGTTGTTCCGTCTTCGACAGAAGATGTCACCAATCAACTGAATCTTACTGGTAAAAAGGCCGCTTATACGCTAGGCGTTCCAAAAGGCGATCAGAACGAGTGGAAAGACCGTGAAGTTCGTTTCTTTGGGCGCAAATGGCGCACGATTGGCATTCCTTTGGAAGGCATTGAATCCATGATGCCTCTGGAATGGAATAAGAAAGTGATGGTTGAAGAGTATGAGTAATACAAAAGTCAAGCTTATTGGTGCGGGTGTAGGAGCTCTTTTGAAATCCAAAGAGATTCAGGATATTCTGAACAAAGAAGCAACGGTCATAAAAAAAAGATGTGGTCCTGGCTATGAACAAGATAGCCACGTTGGTAAGACAAGGGCCAATGCCATGATTTATCCAGCTACGCGAAAAGCGAAAAGGGATAATTTGAAAAATAACACTTTGTTGAAGGCGGTGCATTAGATGATTGAAATTATTATCAAGAAATATCTTGACGGTCATTTAGATGTACCGTCATTTTTTGAACACGAAGCTGAAGCTCCCGATAGCTTTGTCATTATTCAAAAGACAGGTGGGAAGGAGCGTAATCACTCTAGTAGTGCGACCTTTGCTTTCCAAAGTTATGGCCCAACTATGCAGAAGGCTGCGGAGCTTAATGTGAAAGTGAAAAATGCTGTAAAAGAGTTGATTGAATTAGATTTAATCTGTGGTGTCCACTTAAATAGCGATTACAACTTTACGGACACTGAAACAAAACAATATCGATATCAAGCTGTATTTGATATTAATTATTTTTAAAAAGGAGAAATTAAATGGCTACAGAAGCAAATGTAACGACTGCAAAACCTAAAATCGGAGGTGCGGTTTATTCTGCACCTCTTGGAACAGCACTTCCAACAGACGCAACTACAAAATTAGATGATACGTTTAAATCGCTGGGTTATATTTCAGAAGATGGTATGACCAATAGCAACTCCCCAGAATCAGAAAATATTAAGGCGTGGGGTGGCGTCGTTGTAAGTTCGGTTCAAAAGGAAAAGACAGACACTTTCAAATATATGCTGATTGAAGCACTAAATGTAGATGTTTTGAAAGAAGTTTATGGTGCGGATAATGTATCCGGTGATCTGTCATCAGGAATTACCATTCAGGCAAACTCAAAAGAATTGCCACACCACTGTCTGGTTATCGAAACAGTCCTAAAAGGTGGCGTACTTAAACGTATTGTTATTCCTTCAGGAAAAGTAACTGCCATCGATGAAATCACTTATAACGATGGAAGTGTTCTTGGCTACGGTACGACAGTAACTGCTTTCCCTAACGCTGCTGACGACACACACTATGAATACATCAAAGGAGCTTAACTATGTCAAGACGAAATCGTAAGAAAAAAAATAACGGAGCAACCCCACAGATTAAAACAATCCGTGGTGTGACTTCAACCGGATTTGCTTTTGAAATCACAAAAGAGCGCTTGGAAAACTATGAGTTGCTTGAAGTTATTGCAGAAGTAGATACAAATCCGGCAGTTTTACCAAAAGTGGTCAAACTTATGCTTGGTGACAAATCAGAAGATTTGAAAAATCATGTGCGGACTGCGGATGGCATTGTTCCTTTGGATAAAATGGGAGCAGAAATTAGTGAGATTTTCACAAGTCAGAACCAGTTAAAAAAATAGCGCTCCTTGCTAGAATGATTCAAACAGATGAAGATGCTCTTATTTGTGATTTAGCTGAAACATATGGGATTTTTGATTACAGACAGTTACCTGCTGACCAGGTAGCTGTTTTTGCTTTTGGTTTGAGAGATGATTCACGGATCAAACTAGCAATGACCAATAGCAAAGTTCCTTTTGAAACCTTTTTGCTTGCAGGCATGCTTGATAGGCTTTCTGCTCTTGTGTGGTTTAAAACAACAGACGGTCAGAAAGGAATCAACAAACCATTAATGGTTGCAGAGGAGCTGACAGGTAAAACTAAAGCTAAAGAAAGTAAGGAGATGATCTTCGATTCTGGTGAGGACTTTGAAGAATATCGTCAGCAAATTCTAGAAAAGATAGGAGGTGAGGATTAGTGGCGACAGAAATAGCACAAGCTTATGTACAATTGATACCATCAGCCAGAGGTATTACTGGTAAAATCCAATCAATCCTCGATCCTGAAGCGAGTGCAGCAGGGCAAAGCGCTGGGCAGTCATTGGGTTCTAGTCTTGTTAGCGTTATGACGAAAGTTATTGCAGCGGCAGGAATTGGCAAGGCCTTTTCGGCGGCTATCAGTGAAGGAGCAGCGCTTCAACAATCACTTGGAGGTATCGAAACTCTATTCAAAGGTTCTGCTGACAAGGTGAAGGGATATGCTAATGAGGCCTACAAAACAACAGGTTTGTCAGCTAATGCCTATATGGAAAATGTTACGGGTTTCTCAGCCAGCTTGTTGCAATCGCTCGGTGGAGATACAGATAAGGCGGCAGAAACAGCTAACATGGCAATGATTGATATGTCTGATAATGCGAATAAGATGGGGACATCTATGGAAAGCATTCAACTGGCGTATCAAGGTTTCGCCAAACAAAACTACACCATGCTCGACAACTTAAAATTGGGTTATGGTGGTACCAAACAAGAAATGCAACGGCTTTTGTCCGATGCAGAAAAGTTGACAGGCGTTAAGTATGACATGAATAACTTGTCAGATGTTTATAGCGCGATTCACGCTATCCAAGAGAATTTGGACATCACTGGCACAACAGCAAGAGAAGCAGCAACAACTTTCACTGGATCATTTGAATCTATGAAAGCAGCTGCTCAGAACGTTCTTGGGAAGTTATCGTTGGGTGAAGATATCCAACCTGCTTTACAAGCCTTAATGGAAACGACATCCACATTTCTATTCGGAAACTTGATTCCGATGATCGGAAATATTTTGAAGCAAATTCCTAACCTTATTTTGGGAGGAATCAAGGGTGTTTTCAGTG